TACCCCAGCAAAACAGTAGCCGAGGCTCAAGCGGCACAATTGAATGATGGGTACATCGTTGAATATGGCTCTCACAAGCTCGGCTCAGATGACTTTATCGGCGGGCTTACACCGCCGGAATGAGTCCCGGGGCAGAGGACGCCCGGAAGCCAATCCGACCAGGCCCGGAGACAAGTTGTGCTGTCAGCCCGGGCGTCCCTTTGTAACCACGGCGGCAGCCACCCTTGCTCTGGCACTTACCGGAGAATTTCACGCGGTCAACCTCGATACCGCCATCCAGAATGGCAACCTCGGCTTCAGCACCACAGATACTGCCGCCGGTAATGGTGAAGAGGTCGTGAATGGTCAGCACGTAACGCTGGCATGGCTGCATGCAGCCCTCCTGCTGCCGAATGGGCAGTGAGAAATGAATAGAAGGATTACCCGGTCCTTCGCCTGCGAGCCCAAGGACTGGGATTGCGCCAATTTCGGCGCTAATAAAGCTGGGCGGCCGCCACGCACATACAAAGGATTGCTCACCGAATGAAACTAGCCTATCTGGTTCTTGCTGCCTGCCTGATCTCTCAGCCCGTCTTCGCAAAAGCTAAAAATGATCCCCAGCAGGCCTTACTCCCTGACGAGTCTCAACTCATCGAGCATGGCTCTTACTCCAATAGCGACGGAAAGACTGTACACAGCCCCGCCCATACAAAATCGGATAATGCACCAGAGGGCGCGACCGCCAGATGTCGTGACAACTCCTATAGCTTTAGCCAGCATCGGCGCGGCACATGCTCACGCCATGGAGGCGTAATGGCTTGGCTATAGATGCAAAAAACCCAGCTCTGGGCTGGGCGTCAATGGCTTTTATTGCCGCTGAGTCACGCGAATCTCAGTAATCTCGCACCCGGGACTTTGGTTAGCTGCCTCGATGTGAGCGAGACGCTCAGCCTCTGGCGGGGATGATGCTTTGACCTCAAATCCTCTGCTGCCGGTGGTTCCATTGGAGCGCTTCTTCCAGCTGTAACGCACACCGTAATAATTCATTCTTTCACTCCTTGGCTATTCACGCAGTAAAGCTCCCCACTCCGTAGACCGTAACACCTACAGCGCGTGGCTGAAAAGCATACTGACTCCTGTCCACCCATCCAGCGTGGATGGAATGCCAGTGGCGGTTGTTCTGGGAGCAGTAGTAGCCTCAACACTCTCAAAAGTCGGCTAGGAGACACTATGTCGTCGCTCTTGTTCTACACGGATGAAAACGAAGCGATAGTAGTCACGGACACGCTTCTACATTATTCCGTCGACACGCCCCCAGGGCACGTCAGTAAAGCCATTGCCGTCCCGCATATGCGCATGATCATTGCAGCGACAGGCTCCGCCCTGCTTTTCAGCCGCTGGGTCGGCCTTGTGAATTACCAAGGTGTTTCCCTCAATGTAGATGCGGTCGATGCTCAAGCGACCAAGGCTCTTCAATCCCTCTGGGGCGAATTGAATACTCAATACCCCGCCCTCCATCAGCAGACAGCAACTGTCTACCATTTCGGGTTCTCCGATGATGCTGGAGTAATTCATAGTTTTGCCTATAGATCGAAGTCGAATTTTAAATCCGAAAGGTTGAAGTACGGACTGGGGCACAAGCCGGAACTGGCAGACCGAACCGGCATAGATTGGAGCTCGTTCCCACTCTCGGCGCCGGAAATAATGCGCGCCCAGGCTAAGCAGGAGAACGGAAAAACCAATGACCTCGTTTACATAGGGGGGTCGGTGCAGGTTATCCACCTGACCGAGGGAGGATTCTCCATGTACTCCATGGGCGAGTTAACCTGAGCATCTTTGTGCCTTAGGATTAGGCGCGCCCGATCATGCCAAGGGCCACCGTAGACGATGATCTCGGACGGCCTGCCGTAAAGGTGGTGCAGCAGGAATGGGCCTGGGCCGAAGGTGCCCGACTCTTCGCCTGGCAGCGCTGGATCGTTGCCCAAATAGATCCCCGCATGATTCGGGTGAGCCGTCCGGCCGACCTGCATAACGATCAGATCCCCTCGCTGTGGCCGGTCGACACGTACAAAACCGGCGGCCTCGTAGTTCGCCTCGTACAGACTGGCGTTCTTCGCACTCTCCCACCAGCCATCGACGCGCTGGAATGCTTCGAACTCCAGCCCCCATTCCCGCTGGTACCAATCTGCGCAGACCTGCCAGCAATCCCATGCGCCGTGTACAAACGGACGCTGGAGCAGCGGCGTGCGGCCGGTTGGCGTGATGGTGCGCAGATCGCCCTCGGGCCAACTCAGAATGTGCCAGTGCAGCTCTGTGGCCTCGCACATGGCTAGGTCGTGCGGTGATGGTCTGCTGGTGGCGTCCGGATGCGAGTGAACGATCCCGATCACCTCGCCCAAATCTTCCGCCGCGGCGTAATCCTCGGGATCGAGCCGAAACTCTTCGTTCGGCTCCGTGGCGATATTTCGGCACGGGAAGTACTTCTGCGCCCGCCCGACGGTCAGCAGCAGACCGCAGCACTCTTTCGGGTACTGGGCTGCGGCGTGCGCCTGGATCGCGGCGATGATGTGTTTGCGCATGGTCAGCTCCTCGCGATCAAGCTGACGGCGGGGAATCCACCGAAACTGAGCTCGTTGTTCTCGCCAAAGCGCAACTTGCAGGACGACAGGCAGCCTTTGCACTGATCCTTGGCAGGGTCATCCGTGGGGTTGTCCTCGTCGTCGAACATGGCCGCGCCGGTGTAGCCGCAATCCGCCCCGCGATATCCATTCGTCATGGCCCAGTGGCAGAAGGTCGTCATCTGGCGTCCGGGCAACCCGTGGTTGTCGATCTCGCCAGGGGAAGACAGCTCCCAGACCACGGACTCACTATCCTCGCTAGTTTTCTGGTCGATGTACCAGATCTCCAGCGCTTCCTGGGTCGGGTCTGCGGTCGGGTTGCCGTCGGGGAAGTTGGCCGCGTCCAGGTACTGGGCCAGGGTCTCGCGAACCGTCAGCTTGAACTTGAGCATGTCCTCGAAGGCCAGGCACAGTGCCGTGACTCGCCCGTTGACGTTGCCGGCAGCGAATGTCGGCCGTGAGGCTGTGCCGTCGCTACTCGAGGAAATCCCCTCAATCTGCACCGGCCAGGCCGCGTACTCCTCTCCCTGCCACCAGATCGACTTCGCCGGCAAATCCTCTTCCAAATGCTCGTAGGCCAGCAGCTCTTCAGGTGTGTGCGGAATGGCGTGCCCGTGGAAGCGCAGGTAATCCGCGCCGTACTCAGTCCCGTCAATTTCAAACAGGCGAATCTCGCCGCCGGGCTCCAATTTCTGGATGTCCGTGATCAGTGCCATTGATAGGCCTCAGGGATGAAAGGTTTGCTTGAAGGTGGCGGTGATGGCGTAGACCTGACCGCCACGGTGAACCGGTTTGTAGCCGTTGCACTTGTAGAGGCCAAGCTCTCCCAGCGGGGGTTCCCACAGGAAGCCCCTGGCGCCCTTGTGCCGATCGAGGAAGGCCTTGATTTCCAGAACGCGAGCTTTGGCGCCGGTGAACGTGAGCGGCCAGGATTGGGACTGGTTATTGAGGCCGTCTTCGACCGACTGCTCGTACCCATCGCCAAACTGCTTGGTCCGGACGCGCTGGGTCACATCACCCTCCGCGCCCTTTTCCGTTGCCCAGGTGAATCGTTCGATTGCCATCAGCGCCCCTTGATTGCTTTGTTGATGACGCCGCCCTGGCCCATGTCCTTGTTGCGCATCTGCTGGTACTTCTGCTCAACAAACGCCGCCAGCTCCTTGCCAAACAGGTCGTAGCCAGGCGCGCCGGCGGAGGACGATGCGTTGCCGTCTCCGTCGATATGCACCTCGACATTGATCTGTGTTGCGCCGGCCCCGCCACCGCCCATGGCCATAACGCCGAGCTTGCCGCTGGACGTTCGGGTCAGCGGCATGATCGCCTCCGGACCGGCCTCACCAGCGATACCCATGTTGCCGTTCGCCATGCCAAACGAGGTTGGCTTGCTGACGATGGAGTTGGTGAAGGCACCGCCGCCGGCGAACATCTGCACGCCGCCCGACCAGGCACCGCCCAGGGCTTGCGGGAAGTAGCTGCCCGAGTAGCCCCCCGCTGAAGCGCCAAGGTTGGAAGATGTAGCGCCAGCAGATCCAGCGGCCAGCCCGTTGCCGCCGGCGGCACTGCCGCCGAAGTAACTCGCCGCAGCCCCCACCAGGCTGCCCAGCAAAGCGGAACTGGCCTGACGTGTCGCAATGCGCGCCATGTCCGCCAAAATCGACTTTGTGAAGTCCGCGAACGACGCTTTGCCTGTAACGGCGAAGTTGACCAGCGAATCCTCCATGGAGCTAAAGGCGTTGCCGAACAGGCTTTTCGTCTGGCCGGCGATGTTCCGCGCCGAATCCAGGTAATTGTCCCAAGCTGCCGTCGCGCCCTTCGTCCAATCGCCCTGGGCAGCTTCCACATCCGCGTAGTTCTGCCGGATTTGGTCGGTCGCCGCCTTGTTCGCATCGGCGAGCGCCTGCGACTTACGCTTGAACTCCTCGGGGTCCATCTTCCGAGATGGATCTGACTGCTGACTCTCAAGCTCGCGAACCTGCTTGGCATAGCTGTCCTGCTGCCCATTCAGCTCACCCGATAGCGCGTTCTGCCTATCCCCTTGTCCAACGCCAACGACTGCGCGCTGACCGGCAAGCACCAGGGCTTTCTGCTGCTCGCCAAGAGCGTCGACATACCGTTGGATGTTGAGCGTTTGTTTGTCGATCCGCCCTTTCTCGGCAATAGCCAACACTTCAAGCTGGCTGTCAGCTTCCTTCTGCGCCTTGGTCATCCCTGCGCGTGCGTCAGCGATCTTCTGGTCAAGCTGAATGCTTTGCGCGGCCGACGTGGTCTTCTTGCCCTTGGCGGCTTCCAGCGCGGTGATTTCCGCCTCGTAGGCTGCCGTCACCTGATCGCGCTCGTTGCCGATCAGGGCCTGGCGGCGCAGCAGGTAGTCAGCCTCGGATACCAGGCCGGCCTTCTGCGCCGCGTCCAGTTCCTTCTGGTAGTTTTTGTAGTCGGCCGCGATGGCTGCCAGGTTGTTCTTGGCATCGTTGA